AATTCGGGAATACATTTACTGTTCCTTGTTGTCCTGTATAAGGGTTATAATTTCCTCTTGTAGAATAGTTATTCAATTTTGTATAATCTGCTTGTGTTCTATTATAGCCATTTACATAATTGCCGTCATTTCTATAATACCCGTTTACATATTCAGCAAACGCCGGAGAAACAAAAAGCAAAAACAAAAATACCGATAAAAATTTTTTCATAATAAACTCCTTTCTTAATTTTTTAACCAATTACCCCAAAATATCTCATCACTAATATCTTCCAATGCTCTTATTTTTCTTTCTTCATAATTTTCTTGTTGTAATTCTTTTTCTAAATTTAATAAATAATTCTTTCTTGTAATGCACATATAATTTATAATATCTTTATCATATTCTTTAAAAGGTGTTCTATTATATGTTTTTTCCTCTTTTATTAAATTTTCGTTTAAATCGTAATATTTTAAATTAGAGGCTTTTATAACATTTTCCATACAGTCAAGAGCGTAAAAACCTTTTGCATACCATATATTTTTTGAAAAATAGTTTTTATTTAAAATTTTAGCCTCAATTAAAGCATTTTGAAAATTTGTATCTTGAATAAATTTAGCAACATTTTCATTTATATAGACCTTTTCAGCAATTTGCAACCATTGTGAACTTGCATAACAAACAAGCGAAAACATAAGTAAGCAAGATAAAACAAAAAATTTTTTCATATATTCCCCTACATAAAAGACCTAACCGCAGTTAGATTATTTATTAAATTTTCCAATGCCTCTTTATTTCCCTTTTTAACTTGAACAAGTTTTAATACCATATCACGACTACCGCCGGAATTAAGCAATTCAATTAACCCCTCTATATCATCATCAGACAGGCTAAATTTTTCCTTCAATTCAAGTAAATAGTGTTTTTGATCGTTATTATTTGTATTGTTAAACATACTACCAACCCCCGAAACAAGCCAATTAAGATTGATATTATACAAATCGCATAATTTTTGTAAATTACTAATTGCCATAATACTTTTATCGCATTCAATATTACTTATTGCTTGCCTACTTATTCCAAGTGCCTTTGAAAACTCCACCTGATTAAGTTTTAATGCTATTCTTGTTTCTTTTACTCGTTCTCCAAATGTTGACATAATTCCTCCAACTGTATGAAGTTTTGTAAAATAATGACAAGTGTACTTGACATTATGCAATTATTGATTTACAATACAACCAACGAACGAATTTAATAGGAGAAAGGTCAAAATGTTTCCAAGTTTTAAACCAAATACAACTATAAATATTCGTGTTGAAGTATTAGAGCGTGTTAAGACTTTTCTTGCTAAAACACCGGAGATCAAATCTCGTAATGCTTTAATCGAAAGAGCTTTAACTCACTATATGGATAATTGGGAGGATTTAAAGCAGAAAGCCGCTTAAATCTCTCATAGACATACTAAAATAAACAACCCTAAAAATCAAGTATTAGGGCGTAGATTATTACGCCTTTTTTACAGTAAATCGCACATTGACAACTTAATAAGGTAAATCGACCGATACGGAGTAACACTCAAAAAGAGTAGTGAAAGTTATACACGGCGTACAAAGAATTTTGAAACCCTATGAAAGAGGCAAAACCAAGCGGACGGGTATATATTCAGCCGAGAATTGAAAACGGCAGACATAAAGGAAAGACTTTAACGCTTTTGCCTCGTGTATTGATAAAGGCAAAGCGGAAAGACGCTTGACGGCGGGACAGACCGCACTTAAAAAGAAAGGAGCAGAAAATGAAAATTATAAAAATGTTTCAAGCAAAAATGCAACTTGCAAAAAAAAGACAAAAAGAAGAATTAAGACGCAGATTTTACGAAATCAGAGGCGAAGTAATTAAATTTTACGAACACAAAGACATCACGGAGGGATCAGAGATCAACATCCCAGCGTTTATGAGAGCGGATCAAACTTTAGCGGAAGTTATTAAAACCCCTAAAGACATAAATTTTTATTATGGCAAGCTACTTAAATATAGGAGAGTATCAGCATAATGGATGATGAATTAGATTTTATTGAAACCGATATTGATGATGATATTGATCTATACCTATTACACGCATTTGATCCGGAAATACAAGCAGAAATGGACGAGGCAATTTTATGGGACATATAGTAATACCGATTAAGGATGAAACAGGCTGGCATAAAGAACGATCCAAAGGCATAGGAGGATCGGACGCCGCAAGCGTTTTAGGTGTAAATCCTTATAAAAGCAATAGGAATTTATGGCTGGAAAAAACCGGAAGATTAAAGCCGGAAAATATAAGCGAAAAACCAGCCGTGAAGTATGGAAAGAAAGCGGAGGAGTATTTGCGGGGGCTATTTTTATTAGATTACCCGCAATATACCCTCGATTATAGCCCATACGATCAGCATATAAACTCAAATTATGATTTTATTAGAGCAAGTTTAGACGGGCTTTTAACGGATCAAGACGGTACAAAGGGCATACTTGAGATAAAAACAACTGAAATTTTAAACCCGAAACAATGGGAAGAATGGGAAAATAAGATCCCTAATAATTATTTTTGCCAAGTTTTGCACTATTTCTTAATTGATGAAGATTTTAAATTTTGCAAATTAAAAGTAAAAATAAGATACCACAAACCGAACGATCCGGAAGTTTACGCAACGATAAGACATTATCATATTTTGCGGGAAAATCATTTACAAGATATTGAGTATTTACTCGAAAAAGAAAAAGAGTTTTGGCGGTACATCCAAGAGGACAAAGAACCGCCTTTATTGTTACCAAATTTATAGGAGATAAAAAAATGACATTAGAATTTAAACTAACCAACCCTCAAAATGAGGACGGATTTATTAAAGCAATAGAATTTAATCACGAAGAATTAAAAGCAGAGCTGACACAAAGGCTTGAAAAATATCAAAATTTGACCTTTACGGAAGAAACCATAAAAGAGGCAAAAGAAACAAGAGCGGGTTTAAATAAATTTAAAGAGGCGATAGACACACGCCGAAAAGAAATAAAAAGCCGCTACCTACAACCTTATAACGAATTTGAGGCAAAAGTTAAAGAATTGACAGGGCTTGTAGATCAGCCAATAAAAGAAATAGACACGCAATTACAAACTTTTGAAGAAAAAAGAATTGCAGCAAAAAGAGCAGATATAACCGATTTTTATAATGCTAATATCGGGGATCTTTCAGAAATTTTAACGCTGGACAAAATTTTCGGCTTAAAATGGCTAAACGCTACCTATAAAATGACAACTATTCAAGCGGAAATTTTAGAAACAATAGCAAAGGTAAAGGGCGATCTTAATGTTATTACGGATCTTAAACTTGATCCCGATATGGAGCTACAAGTAAAAGACAAATATTTACAAACGCTTGATTTTTCTCTTGCTATGGCAGAAAAAAACCGCTTGCAAAGTTTTAAAAAGGCGATTAAGGAGCGTGAAACGATCCAAGAGGAACAACAACCCGCCAAGAATGACGAGGAAACCACCCAGCAATTAGAAAATGTAACACCTTTTCAAGCTCCTAAAACTTATTATAAAGAATTTTGGGTAAGAGGTACGGAATTGCAATTAAGGGCTTTAGGCAAATATTTAAAAGATAACAATATCGAATACGGAGGAATTGAAAAATGTCAATCTCAAATAGCTTAACAACAACACAAAACAAAAAATCAACTTTTGCAGTTTATATGGCGTCAGACGCCGTTAAGAACAAAATAAATCAAATGATGTCCGGAAAAGACGGCGGGAAATTTATTACAAGTCTTGTTTCGCTTGTTGCAAATAATCCCGAAATAGCAAAATGCGAACATTCAACAATTTTAGCAAGTGCTTTATTAGGCGAGAGCTTGAAACTATCAGCAAGCCCGCAATTAGGACAATATTATATCGTGCCTTTTAAAGATAATGATAAAAGCGGCAATTTAAAAAGAATTGTTGCTCAATTTCAATTAGGTTATAAAGGCTATATTCAACTTGCAATAAGATCCGGCTATTACAAAAAATTAAATGTATTGGCAATAAAAGAGGGTGAACTGATAAATTATAACCCGCTTGACGAAACAATAGAAGTAAAACTAATTGATGATGAAGAATTGAGAGAAAATACACCCACAATAGGCTATTATGCTATGTTTGAGTATCAAAACGGCTTTACTAAAACTTTATATTGGAGTAAGGCAAAAATGGAGGCACACGCTCAAAGATACTCACAGGCGTATAGATCCGACCTTAAAAAAGGCTGGAAATACAGTTTTTGGAGTAAAGATTTTGACGGTATGGCATTTAAAACAATGTTACGCCAGCTTATAAGCAAGTGGGGAATTATGTCAGTAGATTTTCAAACGGCAATTACAAACGATATGGCGGTTATTTCAGAAAGCGGACAACCTCAATATGTAGATAACAACGAGGAATATATAGAGGCTAAACCTATTGAAGAAAAA